GCGATGGTATTCATTGGCGTTGTGATGCCATCCGCCAGCCACCTGCCCCAATCCACCAGCGATTGAAAAATATCGCCGATGGTCGTACCTGTGTCGGCGGTCTGAACCCCCATGGCATTCATCGCCCAGTTCCATGCGGTAGCGACGTACTCGCCGACTGCGCCCACGAACTGCCACACCGCGACAAACGCCGACGAAACGGCATTCCAGACGCCAAGCCCAAAACCGATGGTGGATTGGAGGATGGCCTGCCAGTTCCGCGACACCACGTCGTAGTACGCGCCAACGATTGGAGCGATAAATTCATAGATGCTGCTGAATGTGTTTGCGATGGCACTCCCCACCGCCTTTAGCCCGGCAACAATCACCGGTGCATAGGTTGCCGTCACCGAGTTCAGCCATCCGCCAATGTTGCCAATGGCCCCGGAGAGGGCCTTCATCGCATCCCGCAGACTGAACGCATCAACCATCGACGTGACCAGCCCCGCCAGACTCAGGCCGATGTTGTCCGTGAGAGTGGACCACAGCCCCGCCATGGTCTGGCTCTGCTTGTCCATCATCCCGGCGAACTGGCCACCGGTTTTGGTGAGGCTACCCAGGGCGGCATCCACCTGAACAAAGCCAACCTTGCCGGCGCTCACAAGGCCCGCCACCTGTGTTTCGGCAACCCCCATGGTTTGCGCCAGCGCCGAATAGATGGGGATGCCCTTTTCGGCCAACTGGTTCAGTGTTTCGCCGGTCAGTTGGCCGCGCGATTTGACCTTGCCGTAAATCGAGGCGATTTCCTCCAGCGGCGCGCCGGCACCGGCGGCAATGTCGCCCAACATCCGCAGCTTGTTGGTCATGTCTCCCGCGCCAACACCAAACGCCAGCAGTTTTTTCGCACTGCTGGCGATTTCCGGGAACTCGAACGGGGTCTGCGAGGAGAATTGCGTCAGTTGGTCCATCAGGGCCTTGGCGGCTTGGCCCGATCCCAACATCGTCTCAAACGCCACGCCCACCTGTTCGAGTTGTGCTGCCAGCGTGATGCCGGATGCAGCGCCCTTTAATGCGCCAAATACAGCGCCGATCCCACCCGCGATGCCTGTAAACTTCACAATCGTGGAGGAAGCGGACTTAATGCTGGAGACAAAGCCCGTGAGTGTGGATTTTGCGCCCTGAAACGCCGACACAAACGGCTTGATCGTGCCGCCCAGGACCACATGCAGTGAACTGATTTTCTTCGCCATATCAACCCGCCATCGTCGTTCGGACGCTCATGGCCTCATATCGGGCCTTCTCCACCGATGGCCCGTGCTGTTCCCGGTCAAGTCGTAAATCGAAGTCCCGTTCCTTCAGCCGTCTGCGTGATTGAGATTGGGCCACGACGTAAGCCAGTCGCGTCGTCGCGATTCGCATGGCCTGCCACCCGTGTGGTTCACCGCCAAAGAACTGACACCATTCAACATATTGATCGTGGTCCAGTTCATTCAGCAGCGCATCCACGTCGGGGCGGCCAAAGGCGAGCGCGATTCGCATCGCCTGTTTACGGTTTGGCCGCAGACGGCTTATGCTTTTTTTGAGTTCAATCCCGAAAACTCAATCACTTCCTCGGCAATGTGCTTAATGTCGTCGGCCGACACGTCCGCAAGCCTGGCCTGATCCTCATCAGAAAAGACGCGATTGCCGACGGCATCAACGACACACCGCGACACGATGTATCTGAAGCCGTCCAGGGCCTTCGATTCAGTGGAATACTGGCGGGTGATTGTCTCCACGTCCGCCTGTTTCAGCTTGCGGATTTTCAGTGTGTGTCCATCGGACAATGTAATCTCGCGCGTAGAGCTGGTTCGCGCAAAGAATTCTTCGCGGTTCATTGGTTATCCTTTGCAGCCGTGGCCGCAGTGTCAAAGTGTTTCCGTTGATGCCGTAGGCGATTAGGCTCCGTTGGTCCAGGTCATCAGGCCAATCACCTGAATCTCGCCCTCCACCACCGGAGAATCTTCACCGCCATCAATCGGCAGATTGTGTGATGTCAGGAATCCGTTAAACACGGCAGTGCTGGCGTCGGGCAATGTGACCTTCCACGTTTTGGTTGCATCGCCGCGAGTGGCGGCGGTGTTCGCCTTCTGATAAATCGTTTCCAGTGCCGCAAACTGCGTCTTGGTGTAGCGGTAGGTGAAGTTCACCTTCCCTGGCTCATACAGCCCAGGGATGTAGTCCTTGTGAAAGTTGGGGCTGTCGTCGTTGGTGATTTCGGTTGCGCCAAGCTCGCGCTCGGGCAAACTGATATCCACCGTTCCGTCGACGGTTGTGTAGGTAACGCCATCGTCGCTATAAGCGATGTGTTTCCCGTGCCCAATAATGACTTCATCACGATCAAATGCCATTGCGATTCCTCCAATTAAACTGGTTCGCGATACTCGATAATCACGTCCTGGCTGAAGCGGGAAACGCTCACCGCCTCACCGTCCATTCGTTCCGGCGATTCATGCCGTTCTGACTCAAAATATATTCGCTCAATTCGCGTGCCGTCCGCAGTCCCGGCGTATCCATCCAGCGCCACCCGGATGGCATCGGCCAACCCCCTGGCGGTGGACGGCAGAGCGGCGAAAATGTCGAGCTGGTAGCGGGCCTGCGTCAGTCCCGCATTGCCGTCGTCGCAATACCGGCGCACGATGCCAATGAGTGTGTAGGCGACTCTCGGTAGGGTGCGAGACACCTTCGCCACCTCTCCACCCGCATAGGCGGTAACACCGCCCACGCCGTTCAACAGCGACACCAGGGCAACGTCGATCATCGCGATGCCTCCGCCTCGATGGACTCAGCCAGCACGCGGGCATACGCGGCTTCGGCCACCGGCATGGCCTGGTCCGCAGCGCGACGCATGTACCCGCTTGGCGGCACAAACGTACCGCCTGGCGTCATGTGGCCATTCTCCACCAGCCAATCAATATTGCTTGGACGTTTGCCGGATACCTCCGCCTGTTTCAGCTTGTCCGCGTCCGCGCCCACAACCCCGGCCAGATTGAGGCCGCGCCCGTATACCCGGCTGGCCTGCATCCGTTTCAGTACACCCTCATTAACCGGCGTGGCGGCCTTGACGGCCTTCAACAGGATGGCCGTGCCCGCACGCACCGCCCGGCGCTGGGCGCGGCGCGCTCCGGACTTTTCCAGCCCTTCCAGCCTGCGGAGAAGTTTGTCGAATCCAGTTCCGTACAGCTTCATTCCGACACCTGTTGGCACGCCAGTTCCAGCGTGACACGCCGCATTCCGATGTCCACCACGCCGACAACGTTCAGCACCAGCCCACCAAAACGTATTCGCCAGTCACCGGCCACGTCCGCCGCATACCGCAGCCGGACAACGTGGCTCACCGGCCGCTCAACTTGTTTGGCCCGCTCCTGTTCATACGCACGAACCGGCCGGACAGAGGCCCATACCTCACGAACATCGTCCCACCCCTCCACCGTTTCGCCGGCGGAATTCAAGGTGTGAACGGGCCTCTGCAACTTCACCCGGTGCGATAATTCGCCCGCCAGCAATATTTCGTCTTTCGTCATTGTGGGGTTTAAGTGAACGCGCCCAGAATTTCCGGTAGCTCCATTGTGGCGGCGGCATCAATCTCAACCCGTACCGGCGCACCCGCCACGGAGTCACGCCAAAAATCAAACACCGACGCACGCGGCACGGTGGCTTGCCACAGTCCATTGGAGTCACTGACGGCCGACAGGATCGTGCGGGGATAGCTGGCCCCCGTATCACCGGGGCCGGATCGCAACCGGTAATGAATCGTCTTGCCGCCAACCGCCTCGCCGCTGGTGTCACGGGTGACGATGTAAATCGCGCATTGGGCCGGATCGTCGGGCGGCAAAATGATAACCGGATCGCTCGCGGGCGATGTTGGTTCGATGGCGTCACCATCGAGGCCAAGTCGATAACGGATTTGCGCCCGCTCGGTGTCGGTCCAGTCGTACGACTCTGGATCAAACGCAATCGACCGCAGATATCCCGTGCCATCAATGGTTGCGAATCCGCGCCACGCCAAGTCCCACCCCGCCACGGACGCATTGAGTCGGCCGTAGGCATCCGTTGTGCCGATGCTGGTCCGCGCGAGAAGGCCCGCGCCGGCAGTGTCGGTCACGGTGATGAACAACGGCGTGTTGGCTGGTGCGCCACTGATCGAAATTGGCTTCGTAATGGTGGGCATTATCCCTGGCTCTTAGACGCCAAATACAACTCTAGCAATCCGCGCATGATCGACGCAATCCCCGCATCAAGATCGTTATTGCCCGTGGCGAAAATATCCTCCACGGCCAGTTCCTCGGCCACCCTCGATCCATCGGCGTTGCGCGCGAAAACCTTCTGTCCCTGATCGTCCCGCCCGAAATAGCTCAGGTTCAACCGCGCGGGCCATTTGCCGTCCTGATATTCGATCCACAGGCGATTGATAATCAGACGATCAATCGTCACCGCTTTTGAGGGCGGGACTATTGCAACCGGCGCGTCCAATATCATGTCTGCCATGTACGCTTCCTTTACGTCATTGCGAGTGTCGCGGTTTTATACGTCCCATCCGATTTTCGGATGCGGAATTTTAGGTTATTCCCCGATTCATCGAGATACACGCTGATCTGATTGTTAGCGATATCGGCATCCATTGGCGCGGATGATGGTGCACCAGTGTATTGCGGACC